GAGAATTTCCAAATAGGGAATTGAAGTCAGGGTCATTCACCAAGGACTCTCCCGAAATCCCTCTGCCCCGAGATCGAACAAAACTAGGTTCAATTGCTCCGGAGTACGTCTTATCCTGTAGAAAAGGTCTTCGAAAATCCCCTGACCACTTTCTACTTTGAATGATTGAATCCTGAAGGGCTCTGTCGACGGAGTTAAGATTCAGCGAGTAGTAGGTCAGAGCCCACACAAGAGCGTCCACTCCGTCATCGTGGCGGACAAAGGGGAAAGAAGTGAGCTCCTTGATAAAGGCATCAGTCCATGCCCCCCGAACTAATTTAACGCGACCGTTTTCAAGTAAAGGGCATACGGCCTGTAAACGGGTGGTCTTGGATCGAAGGGGCTTCATCTCTTCAATCGGGATCTTCGCCTCCTTTTTCAAAACCTGAATCAAGGAGTGCCCTGAAGCCGCCTTTTCAATGCACAACACTCGAGATCGGTAAAAGGCGTGTTGTTGCTTAACCGCTTCGATGAGATCCGGAAAGCCCCACCGCCCTTTCACCATCTCCCGAATGTAAACTGTCCCGGGGTCGCGAGATGATATCCCGGCGACGCAGATCGCACTCTCGTCTGCGAGTTCTTTCTCTGAGAAGGCGCAGTCAATTCCGAACCAGATCGTATCTAGTTTCGGACACTCTTCCTCATCAATCACATGAATCCAGGAATTCTTAACAATTTGCCCTTCTGCCGCTACGGGAACTCCCTGGTATAGAGCCGCAAACTTGAAGCTTCCCATGATCTTCTTCTGGGACTCGAGCATCGACACGGTGAAAGTCGGGTTGGTCGGCCAGTGGCTTTCCCCCTTAGTTCTCTGAAGCGGGTCTTCATCCGGGTTTTCGCAGAGTCCCGCTATATTAATCCATCTCCACCCGAAAGGGTTTTCCTCAGGGTCGTAAAGGCCATCACCCTCCATTAAGATTCCGTGAAGGTCTTTCTCGTGAAATCGTGTGGCGATTACGAGTTGGCAATAATGATTCGTTCTTCGAGTTGAAGCTTGCTCAGCCCACCAAGACTCGAGGTTGTCGAGAGCCTGCTTCGAGTCTGAGGACTTTAAGGGGTCGTCGATAATCATCGCTCCCACTCCAGGGCTATCCATATCAATAGTTCCGGCAGTGAACCCTGTGAGAACTCCCCCAATGGATGTAGACAGAATATACCCACCTCCGAGCATGTCGTACTTTGAGTCGGGAGAGAATCCCAACCACTCTGGAAAGATTCTCTTAAACTCTTTCGACTTCATCATCTGAACGGCTTCTTTATGAAACTTCGACGACAAAGATATACCGTACGATGCAATGACGTGCTGTGTTCTCTGGTGCCTACCAAGAAGCCAGGCAAGAAACATGGTCGCCATCATTGACTTTCCAGATCGAGGGGGGCAAGAAACGATTAGTCTCTTATTCCTGCGATTTGCAAGGTCTTCAAAGGCAGCCCCAATGATCTCGTGAAAGTCGACGACTTGAAGGTCTCCACCTTTCATAATCTCACAGAATGCTAGAAAGCATTCCCGAGCAGCCTTATAGCGGTACTCCTGGATAATAGACTTAGGAGCCTCCATAATTTGAAGCTCTCTTAAACCCCCCTGATACTTTCTCCAGGATGAGTGTTTCTCAAGCTGAGATGCATGTGTTAAAACAGGTCTTCCTTGCGACACAGCAATTAACCGTTAGGGTTGAGTTTCTTAAGAAGGCTTTCCATTGTGGAGTTGTACTCTCGTGCAAGAGCCTTTTCTTGCTTGCTCTCAACCTCTGAAGAGAGACTTACAATGTCGGATACAATCTCTCTGTGAGCTTTTATAGCAGAGTTGAAAACTTGGACCAAGTCACGAGTGGAACAATCCTGAAGTTGATCCCTAAGGAGTTCCAGAGAATCTTCCGCGACTTGAAGGGCCTGGGCGGCCAATTCTTCCTTTTGCTTGATGATCTTTTCGTTTGTGCTGCTCATAGTTTTCTCTTACAGTGGGAGCATCCCGTATTCAGTTTCGGATAGGTCTTGAAGCCTTGCAACTTTTTCAAAACCTCCTGAGCTTTTGCGAGATTGTTGGACTTTAGGTAAAGGTCATAGAGAGACCAGAGTTCTTGAGGTGTCGGCATTAGCATAATCCCGAAGGGCTCGAGGCCCCTTCACAAGGGAGACATCCGAGTTTCCAGAGGGAGTTGATAGAAGCTAACTCGAAAGTTCCCTCCAGTAACCAACCTTTACCCTGGGGGGATTGAGCAACGAAATAAAACCGTCCTTTCGGAGTCTGTATGAAAACGTCAGGCTTCACTCCAACTAGAGATCCCCCCATGATGTTACGAATTTCTCCATTCGGGTTCATCGGGTCAGACAGAAGGGTCTGAATTCCGCCTTTGACCACAGCGAACTCACCGATCACCATTCCTGACAACCAGCTGCTATCTTTCACACTTTGAGGGTCAATACTCCCCGTTAGCGAACCGAGAACCGTATTTCTCCAGAGTTCGACGGCATATCGGGCAAGTTTCTTACCAGAGTCCTCGTAGAAAACTTCGCGTATAGGATCATTCGTTGTGGCATCCCAAATCGTAACGACCAGGCGACCGTCTTCAGTGAAACTGTTGTTACTCAGGAGGTATATCGGTTGGTTAAGGGGGTCCTCGATGAAGACTTCATCAGGGTCACAAACAAAAACCCAGTCACCAGACTGAGAATTCTCATTACCCCAGCGAACACCTTGGGGGCAGGTCAATTCGTCTGGGTAGGGATTCTCTCCGTCGAACCATGGAACATAGACATTTCCGGACGATTCCTCCAGAACACCGGCTAAAGGCAAGGAGGTCAAGACATTCCTTCCGGGGAGAATTTGACGACAATCCCCCCTCTGAACGCAAGGGTCTAGGGCAATTTGTGGAAGAACCTCCTCAATCGTCACCGAGTAATTCTGAGTGTATGTGTACTGGGATTCGGGGTTTATTCCCGTGAATTGGGAGGATGTGCATCGAAATGGTTCGGTGGTCTGAACATAAGCCCCTGAAGGCGCTGAGCCCGAGATCGTTATTTTCGCCCCCATTAAAAGTTGAGTTGCAAAATCGTGACCGGAGCTGGTCAGATAATTCTGGCAAGAGAAGTTGAGCTCAAAGTTGAGAACGTCTTCGTAGATAAATGGGACCCGATTCTTGACGTTTGAGTTTGAGCTAGTGTAGCGAACGACAATGTTGTTCGTTTGAGAGACCACACCTTCATTCTCAATAGCATCCGCCAGCCGAAGAACATTTACGCTAATCGGTATCAAGGGGGAAGCGATCAAGGAGTCGCAAAGAAACTGCTCGATTCTTGTGATTGTGTTCAGCTGCATGGGTTAAGGTGTGTAAAGTCCCCCTCCATCGGTTGGGGATGCAATCTGCGCCCCCCCGAGATCTTCGTAGTTTCGAGCCGACCACCAGTTTGACTGCTCGTTGTTCTGACCGATAGAACCCCATCCGACTCGAAAGTCTACGGACTGGTCACCCGCTGTGTCGGTAGAGAAACCGGAGAGACCTTTTCCACTGACGCTATTGTACCTTTGAGGAACTCTCCAGGACCTAAGGATTCCCTTCTTGGTGTCGATAGCCGAATCCCCGTGACCTGCCCGAATAGCAGTCATCTGCCTTTCGGCATCGAGTTGCTTCAAGGCTTCTACGTAGTCCTTGTAAACATCTTCTCTTCGTCGAACATTGTCAAGATAGTAGCGGGTGATAATAAGGGCGGTTCTTCTTCGATTGCTCGTAATTAGAACCTTACCTGCTTTTCCGGATTGCTCAATGTATGAGTCAATGAGGGCATTCGCATCCTCTATCGCCATTCGCATCTTCGCCACATTCACTGATGTGGCGCTCGAGTCATCGATGTTCGTTAGCTGAATAGCCTCCTTCAGGCCATACGCGATGATAAAATCGTCGGGACTGGCACTTCGAGGGTCGGACTTATCGGGGGTGAGAACCCCAGACCGGTTCTGGTAGGGGTAACCGTAACCCCCGACTGTTTGTCCCAGGTTTGATCGCTTTTGTTCTTCTGTTCCCCTTTCGTCGGGAGCAAGAGAATTCTTGACGTCAAATCGGTAGAATGCTCTTATAGCGTTTCTTTTCTTGACGACGTCGTTCGACCCTGGGGGTATCGGCCCCCGAAGGCAAAGGCTCAGGTCAAGAGGGGGCTCGTAGGACACAAAAACATCACCCCACGGTGAAAGTTGGGAGTCAATCCGCAGGGACAACATGGTGTCCGAGGAGTACAGGAAAGAAAGAACTTCGTATTGCCCGTAATTGACCGTGAATGAGCTCAGGGGAGTAGAGACTGTAGTGTCTAGAGGGTTATCGAAGTAAAGAACGACAGTCTCAGG